ATGCCGACGCCCTCAGATGAACTGGTGAAACGTTCCGCCGACATGCTGGTCGCCGGTTATTATCTATCGCGGTGCGGGACCAAATCATCAACCGGTCAGGCTGACGGACCACCTTTGGCCATCGGCGTCTCGACGTGGAACGCCGCATACGACTTCTTCTATGATGCCATGGGGGACGGCCGCAGCCCCGAACAGTTCCGGAACAGCCTGAAGAATACCCGGGATACGTTCGATCACCTGTTCAGCAATGGTCGAACCGGGTGGGTCAATCAGGACGGCAAACGGCCTTCGATACGAAACAACTTCGCCCGGACCCACGAAGAGTGGAAGAACCGGACCGATCAGGAACTTCAGGCGTTCGTACTTCGACTTCAGTCGGCAATTTCCGACGACGACCCCGTCGGACAGCCGACGTCCCTTGCCGTTACGGAAGGCGGGCAGAAGGTCTATGCATCTACGCGGCGGGAAAGAAGCCAGAAAGCTAGAAGCGCCGCGATAGCCATCCATGGGCTGGAATGCATGGGGTGCGGCTTCGGATTTGAGAAGGCGTACGGACCGCTCGGCAAGGACTTCATTGAAGTTCACCACGTCGTCCCTCTTTCCGAAGCCGGACGAGTTCAGACCGACCCTCTGAACGACCTCATTGTGCTCTGTGCGAACTGCCATCGAATGGTACACAGAAACCGCAGCATCTGCCTGAGCCTGGATGAGCTGAGGCAGCACCTGAAGGATGTCGCATCACCGCTCTGATGTTCATCGGACGGACTGTATGTGCGTGCTGACCTGACTATCACCGAGTTGTCAACGTGTCGGTTCCTCCGGCGCCTCCACCAGCGCCAGAGCCCCATCCGGCAGGGAACACTGCAGCTTTCCTGCGATCTCGATCGGCGCCGGCAACCACGTCTCCCACTCTCCGCCCGTAGTCAGGACGACCGGCATCGCCTTGGAGTGAAACGTCCCAACTCGGCATCCGGCGCGCAGGTCACGAAGGCGTAGAGGTCATCGTTGGTCTCACCATCCTTCACCTTCCGGTTTGACCGCCAGCCGCGGACTTCGATCCCCACGAAGAACATGGGCCTGTCCGCCGCCTGCAGCGCGAACCACTTATTGCCGCCCCTGCTCGGCTCTGCCAAGGCCGTTACCGGCACAAGGCAACGATGCTCAGCCTCGAGCCACCGGCGACAGTGCGGCAAGGCGAGTTTCGTATGTCCGTCACGCCCGGATCCCGCGCGGTCTTCAATACCGACGGCGGAGACGGCATGCCCTAGCGGGCTGTGACCAATTCCAGCGCCTCGCGGTCACGCCGGATGATAGGCGCCAGTTGGTCCGGATAGACCGTGCCCGGCGCGACGTTGCCGGCCCGGTCGGTCATCTCCAGCCCCTTGAACAGCCGACGCATGCCCTCCGGCGTCGTGTTTTGATGGTCCAGGTTACAGATCGTCTCGTCCTGATCGGATCGCCCGAAGGGCAGATGGAGCGAAGTGTAGCTCGCCAATGTAGGTATCCGTCACGATCACAGAGACCCGGCGGCCTCAGGCAGGTAGCCCCTCCAAACACCGACCGGCGCGGTTTGCGCCGTATCCGCGCCGGTCTGCGCCTGTATTCCGGTCGGCGGATCAAGCCGTTGATAAGCCGATACATCTACGCATGTGTCGGATCTGAAGGCGGAGTGCAGGGCATTGAGAAACAGGGAAAGATTGACCGAGAAGCTGGTCCGGGCGGCGGAGCCGCGCCCGAAGGCCTGGCAGATATTCGACACCGACGTGCTAGGTCTGTCGATCTGCATCTACCCGTCGGGCAGCCGCAGCTTCATGTTCGACTACCGGGCCACGGGGCGGCAGCGGCGGTTGACCATCGGGCGCTGGCCGGAATGGAATGTCACCGCCGCGCGCGAACGTGCCAAAGCGCTGCGCCGCGATGTCGATGGCGGGCTCGACCCGCTGGCCGAGCGCGAAGAGACCCGCGAGGCGCCGCGCTTTCCCGATCTGGTCGAGCGATACCTGCGCGAACATGCCAGCCATCTGGCACCGCTCAATGCCGCCGATCAGGCATCCATGCTGAAGAAGCTGATTGAGCCGCATTGGAAACACCGGCTGGTGGCGGATATCGACGCAACTGACGTCGAGCGGGTGCTGAACTTGATCGCACAAGGGCGGTCGCGGCCGGCAAAGAAAGCACCCAAGACCAAGCGGCGCGAACCGCTGAAGCCCCCGCGCCCTACCCCGGTGCGTGCCAACCGCGCCGGCGAGATGCTGCGAAAGGTGTTCAACCTCGCCATCCAGTGGAAGATGCGCGCCGACAATCCGGCCGTCGGCTTCCGCCGTCGGGTCGAAGTCGAGCGCGAGCGTTACCTTTCCATGGACGAGATCGCCCGGCTCAGCGAGGCGCTGGGCGCCGCCGAGGACCAGCGCGGGGCCAGCATCATCCGCATGTGCATGCTGACGGGGGCGCGGCTGGGCGAGGTGCGCACGGCGCGGTTCGAGCATTTCGATCTGGAGCGCGGCGCATGGGTTAAGCCCGCCGCCAATACCAAGCAGCGCCGGGTGCACCGCGTGCCGATCTCGGCAGACACAGCGGCGCTGGTGCGCACAAGACTTTCGGCCGTGCCGGCCGGTTGCGACTGGCTGTTTCCGGGTGATGTCGCGGACAAGGATCAGCCGGTGCAGGAGATTCGCCGCTTCTGGAAGGGCATTCAGGATCAGGCCGGGCTACAGGGCGTGCGCATCCATGATCTGCGCCACACCTTTGCTTCGCTGTTGGTCAGCGGCGGTGCCTCGCTCGAGATGATCGGCAAACTGCTGGGCCATTCGCAATCCAGCACCACCATGCGCTATGCGCACCTGATGGATTCGCCGCTGCGTGCCGGCGTGGATGCGGTCGCCGACATGATGCGGATACGGCCGAGGCTCGTGCATTCAGCACCCCCGGCCGAGGAGGTCACGCCTCCGCGTTCAGCATCCGCAAGATCGGGCTGACCCGCTTGCGGACAGTGCTTTCGTCGGGTGCATCACCGTCCGTGCTGTTGGCAATGAACCAGTCCAGCATTTCACCGACGAGATCAGCCTGTTTCTCGGGCAGGCCGCGCTGGAAGAGGCGCAGGATCAAGGCGCCATAGAACCCCTCCCAATCATGGCCCTTGCCCGCGTTGGGATTGACGCGGCGAAAGACGCCATGCTCCTCCTCGAACCGCGCCACGGACGCCGCGGACAGCACCAGGTCATCCCGCATGATGACCATCCCTGGTTCCGGCGGCGGAATGTGGCGCCATTCGTTTCCGCCCAGCGCGCGAGCGCGGCGGATGATGCCTTGGCGCGGGCCGGTGCCGCAGCGGCGAAACATCGCCATGATATCGCCGGGCGCAATCGCCACCAGATCCGAGAGAACCTCGCCATCAAAATACGTTGGCGGGATCACAACCATAATTTCGAGATGACCCGACAACGCCCATTCGGCAATATCGGCAATGTGGCAGCCCCAGCGGGCGGCGGCCTCCGCTAGGGTGTAGAGTACTCGTTTCGGTAGAGACATAGATAACTTCCGAATTTGTTGCGTTATCTGAAAGGCTTGCCTTTCAGCGCCGCAACTCTGGCGCCCTTGCACGTCCAGGTTGATTTGACCGAAGCGCGCACCCTGCGACGAAGCCGCCCCTCTGACCGGCAGCGCCACTCGGCGAGTTGTGGGCGCATCACCGCATCACGCGTGCAAACCCCATGAATTATGAACCGGCGCGACTGCGGCGCTTCCCGCGCCGGTCCGCGCCGCGCCGCCGGTCCCTCGCCGTGCTCTCGCTTGCCCTGCAATCACGGGGAAAGGACCGCACCATGAACAATCAGGCGATGATCGCGCCCGAAACCGCCCAGGAGGGGCTTCTCGATGACTGGATGCCGCGGCGAGAGCTTGCCGGCATCATCGGAGTCAGCGCCGACACGCTGAAGCGCTGGGAAACCCGGCGCATCGGCCCGCCCTGCATCCGCATCGGCCGCAAGGTGCTCTACCGGCGCGGCGCTGTGCGCGACTGGCTGCTCGAGCAGGAGAGCCGCAAGACCGCCGGCCGCGGAAGGGCGGGCCGATGAGCGGCGATGACGACAGGACGCGCGTGGCCCCGATCTGGGGGATCGTCTTCGCGCTCGCGCTAATCACGCTCGCCATTCTGATCGGCTTGCTGATCTGGGCGGTGATCTCGGCGATCGACTGGGACGCGGTGCTGCGCTTCATTGCGCCCACGGCGTTCGAGACCCGCGCGATCGAGGAGATCCTCGAGGGAGGTCGGCCATGACCGCCCCCTCGCCTACCAGGCCTCCTCGCGACCGCCCCGAGGCGGATATCCAACGCCAGATCGTGGCACTCCTGCGCGCGGTTCTGCCCAGAGGCGCAATCGTCCACCACGCCGCCAACGAGGTCGGCTTTGGCGGCCGCCATGCCCGCGCCCGGCAGGCGATCCTGACCGGCATGGGCGTGCATGCCGGGTTCAGCGACCTGATCATCGTCTCGGGCGGTCGGATGCTGTTTCTGGAGGTCAAAAGCCCGCGCGGTCGCCTCAGCCCGGCACAGCGGGCGTTTCGCGACGCGGTGCAGGCGCAGGGTTTGGCATGGGCGCTCGTGCGCTCGCCCGAAGATGCGCTGGATGCGCTGAGGGCGCACGACTTCTGCACCCGTCTGGCCAGATGTCGGAGGTCAGCATGAGCAATCTGATCTCAGCCACGGTGCAGCGGCGCGTCGTCGGCTCGGCCACCCGCAAATCGGTGCTGCTCTACATGGCCGACAAGGCCGCGGATGACGGCAGCGGCATCTGGACCTCGAAGGCCAATATCGCCCGCGATCTGGAGCTGGGCGTTCGCGCGGTGCAATACGCCATCCGCAGCCTGGTTGATGCCGGTCTGCTGATCGAGATCGGGCAACGGGACTGCAAGCACGGCTATACCGTCGAATATGGCATCGTTATCGACGTAGTCAGCGTCCTTCCGTCGACTCGGGATACGCCTCCGGATCGGGACAAAACGGCGTCCCGAAGGCCTGCGGATAAATGCGACAGCCCCCCTGCACCAGATGCACCCCATGCACCAGATGCAGGGGTAACACCTGCACGTGGTGCACCCCTACCCCTGCACCACGTGCACCCAAACCATCCTATGAACCTTACTACTACGCCACCGGCCGAAGACGCGGCTGTGGATAAATCCGATCCGCAGGCCCGCTGCCTCGCCGCAGCCGGTCCCGGCCTCTGCCCCGCCTCACGAGCGGAGATCATCAAGACCAGCGAGGTGATCGCGGGCTGGCTGCAGGACGGCATCGACTTTGATGCCGTCATCCTGCCGGTGATCCGCGCGCGCACCACTCAAATCCGGATCAGCCCGATCCGCACCTGGGGCTATTTCACCGATGCTGTGCGCGCCGCCCATCAGCAGCGCCTGCGCCAGCAGGCGAGGCCGCAAGGCGCAGAGAAGACCAGCGCCAGCCCGCAGCTGCGCTTTTACGCCGATTGGGTGAACGCCGATCGCTATCTGCCGCCCAGCGCTATCACCAACGCCACGGCGCATGCCCTGTTGGCGGCAGGCCTCACCACAACCGAACGCCTCGCCCAACGCGGCGTCCCCATCCCGGCCATGAAGGAGCAGCCATGATCACGCCACGAGAGATCGAGGACCGCTTCGAGGAAGCCGCGTTGACCCTCAAGCGCCTGCCGAACCCGCCCGGTTCCGGCGCGCGTGGCTATGGTCGCTCCTGGCCGGAATACGTGCACGAGGCGAAACACGCCTATGGCTATGACGAGGCCAGGATGCGGGTGGTCCCCAATGTCCGCGAGATCCAGCGCATGGAGGAGACGCTGGAATGGCTGGCGCTGATCGGTGGCGACAGCGAACAGGCGATCATCGACAACCGCCGCATCGTCTGGATGCGCGCCGAGGGCTATCGCTGGAAGCAGATCTGCCGTGCGGTGGGCTGCGTGCGCTCGACCGCTTGGCGGCGCTGGACGGCGGCGCTCGTCACCATCGCCAACCGCCTGAACAAGCGGCGAAAAACAGCCGCCCGCCCGCACAGCGCCAAAACGACCGGGGCGGCGGCGGGCGGAAGGAGGCGCGGCACGGGCGCAAATGAGTCGCCATGAGGGCGCGAAAGGGTCGAACTTAGGGCGCGACAAAACCAGCCGAAACGGGCCATATTGTCCTCAAGATGGGGAGAGAGGCGCGGCCCACTGCCCTCCCCCCCGGCCCTGGTTCCTCCGCAGCGGCAACGCTATGCGGGGGGCAGCAGCGCGCTCAGTCTCTAGGGTCTAATGATTTTTCTGGGTTTCCACCCGTGGGTTGCCACTTTGGGTTGCCAGGGTTGCCGCCCCCTCCGCCACCCCCGGACATTCCCCTGTCCACCACCTCAAGGCCCGCCCTGCCCTCCGGCAGCGGGCCTTTTTCTATGGAGTTCGCCCTTTGCAGATCGAGATGATGCCGATCTTGCGGCTGGTGCCCTATGCGCGCAATGCCCGCACGCATTCAGAAGACCAGGTTGGCCAGATCGCCGCCTCGATTGCCGAGTTCGGCTTCACCAACCCGATCCTGATCGGCGAGGACAGCGTGATCATCGCTGGCCACGGGCGGCTGATTGCGGCGCAGCGACTGGGGCTTTCCGAGGTGCCGGTGATCATGTTGGCGCATCTGAGCGAGGTTCAGCGCCGGGCGCTGGTCATCGCCGACAACCGCATCGCCGAGAACGCCGGCTGGGACGAGAAACTGCTCGCCTCCGAGCTGGCCGCCCTGCAGGAGGCCGACTTCGATCTCGATCTGGTCGGCTTCAGCGATGAGGATCTGGCCGGCCTGCTGGGCGAGATCGACGGCGACGCGCCGGTGGGCGCCATTGAAGGCGAGAACGATGTGCGCGCGCCGCCCGCCGATCCGGTGTCGCGCCCCGGCGATCTGTGGATCCTCGGCCCGCACCGGCTGCTTTGCGGCGACTCGACCGTTGCCACGGATGTCGAACGGGTGCTGGGCGGCGTGAGGCCGCTGCTTATGGTCACCGATCCGCCCTATGGCGTCGGATATGACCCCTCCTGGCGCAATCAGGCCGGGGCCTCCACCACCAGGCGCACCGGCAAGGTGCTGAACGATGACCGTGCCGATTGGCGGGAGGCATGGGCGCTGTTTCCGGGCGATGTGGCCTATGTCTGGCATGGCGCCCTGCATGCGACGACAGTGGCCGACAGCCTGATCGCCTGCGGCTTCAACATCCGCTCGCAGATCATCTGGGCCAAGGATCGGCTGATCCTCAGCCGCGGCGATTACCACTGGCAGCACGAGCCTTGCTGGTATGCCGTGCGCAAGACCGGCAAGGGGCATTGGGCTAGCGATCGGAAGCAAACGACGCTCTGGCACATCGCCCATCGCGATCAGGATGCCGAGACCGTGCACGGCACGCAAAAGCCGGTCGAATGCATGCGCCGCCCCGTCCTGAACAATTCCAGCCCCGGACAGGCCATCTATGAGCCGTTCATGGGATCCGGCACCACGCTGATCGCCGCCGAGACCACCGGCCGCGTCTGCCTCGGGATCGAGCTGGATCCTACTTACGTCGATGTCGCGGTGGCGCGCTGGCAGAACCTGACCGGCCAGACGGCGGTGCTGGAAGGCGATGGCAGATGCTTTGACGAGATCGCCGACGGCAGACCAGCTGATGATCCTGTAGACGGCAGCGCGCCCTCCGCCGTGTCACCCCCGAAACCCGCGCGCAAGCGCAGAACTGCAGCCTGAGGCATGCATGACCTGGCTTTACCTTCCTCCGGAAACGCTTCCGGGGCCGCAGACGCATGCCCCTTCGGCCTCTCCCTCTGCTCCGGGGTCGGCGGACTCGAGCTCGGGTTACACCTTGCCTGCCCCCGATATCGTACTGTGGGTTACGTCGAGCGGGACGCCTTCGCCGCGGCCGTCCTCGTGGCGCGGATGGAAGACGCGGCCATGGATCACGCGCCTGTCTGGGACGATGTTGCCGGCTTCGACGGCCGCCCGTGGCGCGGCGCGGTGGATATCGTCACTGCGGGCTATCCGTGCCAGCCATTCAGCGTGGCAGGCAGGCGCCGTGGCGCCGACGACCCGCGCCACCTCTGGCCGCATGTCGCCCGGATCATCGGCGAGTGTGAGCCGCCCTTCGTCTTTCTCGAGAATGTCGCCCATCATCTCCGCCTCGGCTTCCCCGAAGTCGCCAGCGGACTGGTCGGCATGGGCTACAGGCTTGCGGCAGGCCTCTTCACGGCGGCGGAAGTCGGCGCGCCCCACAAGCGAGAGCGGCTCTTCATCCTCGCCATCCGCGAAGGGGACGAACTGGCCGACCCCGCGCGCCTGCTCGGGGGTCCGTTCGAGCGGCGGCAATCGCACCGAGATGCTGCAGCTCTGGCCGACCCCGGTGGCGATGGACGGCTGCAAACCCAGCGCCGGCAATCGCAGGACCGCCGATCTGAGCAATTCGGGGGGGATGTGGATGACACCGACGGCGCGGGACCACAAGGACGGGGCGACCAGCCTTGCCAACACGCCGGTGAACGGCCTGCTTGGCCGCCAGGTCCTTGTGACACCGACGGCTGGCGCAACCTCCTGCGACATGCCCCGAACATTGAACCCGCTGTTTGTCGAGGCGCTGATGGGCTGGCCCACCGGGTGGACCGGCTTCGCCTCTGTGGCAACGGCGTGGTCCCCCTGGTTGCAGCGCATGCGCTCCGAACTCTGGCAGCTCAGCTGCAGGCCGATGGGTGAGGCCATCTGATGCAAACCAGGATGATAATGCCGGCAGAGCGGATCGGCGAGGTGACTTTCCCCGAATGGGATGCCTCTCAATGGGCGCAAGAGTTCGCAGCGACGGATTGGATGAAGCTTGCCGCGGACATGAAGCCGATCATCGATCGGTTGAAGGCGATAGGCGCTCTCGAGCCGGATTTCGAACTGTGATGCAGATCGATATGATGGCCGTCGGGCACTTGGTGCCCTATGCCCGCAACGCCCGCACCCATTCCGAAGACCAGGTCGCCCAGATTGCTGCCTCGATCGCGGGGTTCGGCTTCACCAATCCGATCCTGATCGGCGACGATGATGTGATCATCGCCGGGCCCGGGCGGCTGATGGCGGCGCGGCTGCTGGGGCTGACCGAGGTGCCAGTGATCCGGCTGGCGCATCTGACCGAAGTGCAGCGCCGGGCGCTGGTCATCGCCGACAACCGCATTGCCGAGAATGCCGGCTGGGACGAGGAACTGCTGCGATCCGAGCTGGCGGCGCTGCAGGAGCTGGAGTTCGACCTCGAACTGGTCGGCTTCTCTGGGAAATCGTATGGAACCCGGCAATGCTGCCGAAGGACGAATGAAGATGTGGTTCTCATCGGTGCCAGTTCGTTAAGCGGCAGCCCGTGCAGAGCTGGATGACTGGCGCCCCGGCGAGCCGACGGTCATCAACTCGGCGACGTTAGGCGTCAGGAAGCTTGTAAACGGTCCCACGCCCGTCGATCTTTTTAGCGGCAATGACAAGCCCGAGCCGCTTTTTCAACGCGCCGGAAATGGCCCCACGCACGGTGTGGGGTTGCCACGAAAGCATGGCAGCCGCTTCGGCAACACTCGCGCCCTCGGGCCGCTGCCTCCTCGACGAGGCCCTTGGCAAGCAGCGCCCCCACCACCTTGGCAGCGGCACCGCCGCGCAGTCTGTCGGGCAAAGGCAGCGCCAGATTGCCGGCGCGAGCGGCGGCACGGCTGAGGATCAGGCTCTGTATTTCGGAAAGCGGGGTCATTGCGCGTGCTCCCCTTCGCCGAAGGCACTGTCCGTGATCTGGCGCAGCAGGCCCGCGTAATGCTCGAGTGTGCCGACATGACCCCAGTGCACCTCGTCGGGGCTGGCGTTGAAATGGTCAGCACTGAGCGTGGCGAGACGGGCGAGCATGGTGTCGATTTCGCCTTTCCTGCTGACGAAGGCGGCAAGCGCAGCCTGCCGGTTGCGGCGGGCTCTCTCGGCGCGAGGCGTGGTGTTCATAGCGTTGTCTCCGAGCTCTGATCTGCATCGTTGCGGTGCATTCAGAATCGCTCAACCGGGGCTGGATGTGTAGTATAATCGCAGCAATATCATTGCTTTAGTTGACCTGCCCGGCTGCCCGGGCGCGAGCGGAAGGGGGCGGGCGGAATGGGACTCTCGCGCCGGCAATATGCGGCGCATCGTGGCGTCAGCCACACCGCGGTGGCCAAGGCAATCGCCTCGGGGCGTATCACCCTAGAGGCCGATGGCAGCATCGACCCGGTGAAGGCCGACCGGCAATGGGATGCGCAAACCGATCCGGCCAAGCAGCGAGGTGTGCATGCCCCGGCGCTGGGCAGCGCCACGGCTGCCGGCACCGCCCGTGCGGCGGCCGCGACCCGGCCGGTGCCGCGCGCCGCCATCGAGTCAGTGGGCGAGACCCTGCGCGAGGCCGGCGCGGATCCCGAAGCCGGTGCTTCGGGCGAAGTCTCATTCCTCCGCGCCCGCATGGCGAACGAGGTGATCAAGGCGCAAACCGCCAAGGTCCGCCTGCAGAAGATGAAGGTGGAACTGGTCGACCGTGCGCGCACCACCGCCATGGTGTTCGACCTGGCCCGGCGCGAACGCGACGCTTGGCAGAACTGGCCACCGCGGGTGGCCGCGAACATGGCGGCGGAGCTGGGCGTCGATCCGCACCAGATGGAGCAGGTGCTGGACAAGTATCTGCGCAAGCATCTGGGCGACCTCGCGGAGGTGAAAGTTGACCTTCGCTGAAGCGTTCGACGGTGCCGATGAAATCCGCCGCGCCTGGCTTGCAGGGCTCGCGCCCGATCCGCTGCTGACCGTGTCGGAATGGGCAGACCGGCACCGAATCCTGTCCTCGCGGGCGGCGTCGGAGGCCGGGCCCTATCGCACGGCTCGCACCCCGTTCATGCGGGCCATCATGGACGACCTGTCACCCTCCAGCGCGGCGCAGCGGGTGGTGTTCATGAAGGCGGCGCAGGTTGGCGCGACCGAGGCCGGCAACAACTGGATCGGCTTCTGCATGCACCGCGCGCCGGGGCCGTTCCTCGCGGTGCAGCCGACCGTGGATCTGGCGAAGCGCCTGTCGCAGCAGCGGATCGACCCGCTGATCGAGGAAAGTCGCGAGCTGAGGGAGCTGGTTATGCCGTCGCGGTCGCGCGACAGCGGCAACACCATCCTCGGGAAGCGCTTTCCGGGCGGGCAGTTGATCCTGACCGGCGCGAACAGCGCGGTGGGGCTCCGCTCCATGCCGGCGCGCTGGGTGTTTCTCGATGAAGTCGACGCCTATCCCGGCGATCTCGATGGCGAAGGCGACCCGATCGCACTTGCGGAGGCGCGCACCATCAGCTTCGGGCACAGGAGCAAGGTGTTCCTGGCCTCGACGCCCACGATCAAGGGGCTGTCGCGGATCGAGCGGGAGTACGAGATGAGCGACCAGCAGCGCTATCACGTGCCCTGCCCGGCCTGCGGATGCCTGCAATGGCTGAAGTTCGAGCAGCTGCGCTGGGAGAAGGGACGTCCCGAAACCGCCCGCTATGTCTGCGAGCACTGCGAGGAGCCCATCGAGGAGCGGCACAAGACCGCCATGATGGATGAGGGCAACGGCGCCAGATGGATGCCGACCGCCGGCCCTGAAACGCTGGCGGCGGCGCAGGCGGCGGGCGTGGTCGGGTACCACATCAGCGGGCTCTATTCGCCGCTGGGCTGGCTTTCCTGGGACGAAATCGCCCGGTCCTGGGAACAGGCGGTGGGCAACGACGCCGCGCTGAAGACCATGAAGAACACCGTCCTCGGCGAGACCTGGCAGGAGAAGGGCGAAGCACCCGACTGGCAACGGCTCTATGAGCGCCGCGAGAACTGGCAGCTCGGGGAGGCGCCAGAGGGTGTGCTGGTGCTGACGGGCGGCGCTGACGTCCAGCGCGACCGCATCGAAATCGACGTCTGGGGCTGGGGGCGCGGGATGCGCTCGTGGCTGGTCGATCACATCGTGCTAGAGGGCGACACCGCCCGCCCGGAAATCTGGAACGACCTGACCGAGTTCCTGAACACCACATGGCCGCATGCCGGCGGCGCGCATATGGCGCTGGCCCGGATGGCGATCGACACCGGCGACGGTGTGACGACCGACGCGGTCTATTCATGGGTTCGCTCGGTCGGACGGGGCCAGGTGCTCGCAATCAAGGGCGTGGCCGGGTTCGATCGGTCCACGCCCGTCGACGGCCCAACCTATGTCGAGACGACCGAGGCGGGCCGCAAGCTGCGGCGGGGCGTGCAGCTGTGGAAGGTCGCGGGCGCGGTCTTCAAGGCGGAGACCTACCGCTTCCTGCGGCTGAACGCGCCGACCGAGGAGGAACTTGCCGCGGGCGGCGAATGGCCCACGGGATACATCCACATCCCGAAGGGCACGCCCGCGGAATGGATGAAGCAGCTGACCGCTGAGCAGCTGATGACGATCAAGACTCGGCAGGGCTTCCAGAAGCTCGAGTGGCAGAAGACCCGCGACCGCAACGAGGCGCTGGACTGCCGCGTCTACGCCCGCGCCTCCGCCTGGCTGATGGGAATCGACCGCTGGGACGAGCGCCGCTGGGAGGCGCTCGAGGAACAGATCAACACCGGCCATACGGACACCGCCCCTGCGGGCGTTCCGAACCGGCCACGGACGCAACAGCCGCCGAAGCGTCGATCCGACTGGATGGGCACAAGGCGCGGGAAATGGTTCTGAGATGGCCGGATACACCCACGCCCAGCTCGCCGCGATCAAGGAGGCATACGCCTCCGGCGTGACCCGGGTCTCCTACGACGGCAAGACCACCGAATACCGCTCGCTCGCGGACATGCGCGAGATCATCGCCACGATCGAGGCCGATCTGGCGGCGCAAAGCGGCCGGAAACGGCCGATCGCTGGCTTCGCCAGCTTCAGGAGGTCGTGATGGCGAAGCGGAGTTCACCCCCTCCCATCGTCCGCTTCGGCATCGTCGACAGGGCCGTCGCAGCGTTCTCGCCCGAGGTGGCGCTGCGACGGCTCTATGCCCGCAGCGCGATTGACCGGATGCGCGGATATGAGGCGGCGTCCAAGGGGCGTGGCACGGCGGGATGGCGGGCGAACGGCAATTCGGCCGATCAGGAGATCGCCCTCGCCGGGCCGGTGCTGCGCGACCGGATGCGCGATCTGGTCCGCAACAACCCGATGGCCGCGCAGGCGGTGCAGGTGCTGGTCAACAACATCGTGGGCTATGGCATCCGCCCCCGGGCCGCGACCGGCGACAGGGAGCTGAACCAGCGCATCGATGCGCTCTGGCGGCGCTGGGAACGCGACTGCGACGAGCATGGCCATACGAATTTCCAGGGCATCCTCGCGCTGGCCGTTCGGCAGATGATCGAAGGCGGCGAGGTGTTCGCTATCGCCCGCCCGACCACCCGGCGCCGCGGCGGTCTCGTGCCGCTGCGGATCGAGCTGCGCGAGGCCGACCATCTGGACGCCTCGCGGATAGACAATGGCGCGACCGGAAACCGGATCGAACAGGGGATCGAGTTCGACCGGAAGGGGCGGCGCGTCGCCTATTGGATGTTCCCCGACCACCCGGGCGGGCCCAGCACCGTCTTCGCCCGGCGATTTGAGTCCGAGCGCATCCCGGCCGAACGGGTCGCGCATCTGTTCGAGCGCCAGCGGGTGCAATCCCGCGGGGTGCCGTGGGGCGCCCCGGCCATGCGCCACATCAGGGATCTGGACGACTGGCAGAACGCCGAACTGGTCCGCAAGAAAACCGAGGCCTGTCTCGTCGGGATCGTCTTCGGCGCCGAGGACTCGGAGCAAGGGATCGCGCCGGCGGTCGAGGACGCCGACGGGAACCGGATCGAGCAATTCGAGCCGGGGCTGATCGCTTATGCCCGGAACGGGAAGGACATCAAGTTCAACCAGCCGTCCGCGACCAGCGGCATCGGCGAATGGCTACGCGCACAGCAGCATCTGATTTCGTCGGGCTTCCGGGTACCCTATGCACTGATGACCGGCGATATGTCGCAGGCGAACTTCTCGTCCACCCGCGCCGGTCTGAACGAGTTCCGCCGCATGATCGAGCAGGTGCAGTGGCAGACCGTCATCCCGATGTTCTGCGAGCGCATCTGGGACTGGTTCGTGGAATACGCCCGGATCGAGGGGCTGCTGCCGATCGATGGTGAGTTCATCGCCGAATGGGGCACACCGCGCTTCGAGAGCGTGAACCCCCTGCAGGACGCGCAGGCAGATCTGCTCGAGGTCCGCGCCGGCTTCTCGACCATCCCGCAGCAGATCGCGCGGCGCGGCTACGATCCGGACGAAATCCTCGAGGAGGCGGCCGAGTTCAACGCGAAGATGGACGGCCACGGGCTCGTCTTCGACGCCGACCCCCGCAAGGTCACGAAGGCCGGGCTGGTGCAGACCACCGACCCCAATGCCGCGCCCGCGCGCGAAGCTGAAACGGAGTAATCCAATGCCGCAGGACATTCTCGACCTGCCCGTGATCGGGCGGGCCGGCACGCTGCACTCTGTCGACGAGGCGGGCCGCAGCTTCGACGTGCTCTGGACGACCGGCGCGCAGGTGCGCCGCTATTCCTGGGCGCGGGACGAGGAATTTGACGAGGAACTGGTCGTGTCGCCGAATGCGATGCGGCTGGAACGGCTGAATGCCGGCGCCCCGTTCCTGAATTCGCACGCGTCCTGGAGCCTGCGCGACATCCTGGGCGTGGTCGAGGACGGCTCGATCCGCATCGAGGGCGGCAAGGCCTATGCGCGCATCCGCCTGTCGGAGCGCGACGAGGTCGAGCCAATCTGGCGCGACATCAAGGACGGCATCATCCGCAATGTCTCGGTCGGCTACCGCATCCACAAGATGGAGCGGCTCGCAAAGGCCGACCGCACCGATGGCGGTGAACGCGCGCTCTATCGCGCGATCGATTGGGAGCCGCTGGAGATCTCCGCCGTCGCCATCGGCGCCGACCCCGGCGCCGGCATGCGCTCGGACGCCGCCGGGCCCGACACCCGCCGCAACAGCTGCTTCCTCATCACCCGAGAAACCCCCACGGCACCCGCCGCAACTACCCAGAAAGGACACGTCATGTCTGACCAGACCACCACGGCGGGCGCGGATGAACGCTCCAAGACCGCGCAGACCCGCGCCCCCGAAGCCACCCCGGCGCCCGCCGCCGCGCCGGCGCCAGTGATCGACGCCGAGGTCATCCGCGCCGCGGAGCGCGCCCGCGCCGCCGAGATCGGCACGATCTGTGCCCGGCACGGGCTGGAGGACGCGTTCCGCGACCAGCTGATCCGTGACGGCGTGTCGATGGACCAGGCGCGAACCCTGATCCTCGACCGGCTGGTCGAGACCGACCCGGTTCAGCGCACGGTCGAGCCCGCCCCCGCCCAGGCGCGCGGCACTGGCGAGCGCGACGCGCAGTATCGCGATGCGATGTCCAACGCGCTGCTTCACCGTGCGAGCGCGCCGGGCATTGATCTCAGCGACGCCGGCCGCGAATTCCGCGGCCTGTCGCTGATGGAGCTGGCTCGCCACGCTCTCGAGCGGTCGGGAGTCAGCACGCGCGGCATGGGCCGGATGGAAATCGCGGCGGCGGCGCTGGGCCAGCGCGCGGTCGGCTATCACACCACCGGAGACTTCCCGGCGGTACTGGCGAACATCGGCAATATCAGCCTGCGCTCAGCCTATGCCGCGACGCCCCGCACCTTCACCGCGTGGGCGCGGAGGGCGACCCTGTCCGATTTCCGGCCGACCACTCGCGTGCAGGTCTCGAACGCACCGCAACTCGAGAAGGTGCCCGAGGGAGCCGAGTTCAAATACGGCACCTTCGGCGAGGCGTCGACGCAATACGCGCTGGCGACCTACGGCAAGATCATCGCGTTCAGTCGGCAGATGCTGATCAACGATGATCTCGGGGCATTCACCCGCGTCGCCAACAGCTTCGGCGCCCGGGCGGCGCAGCTCGAGGGTGATCTGGTCTACGCGATCCTCCTGCAGAACCCGGCCATGTCGGACGGCGTGGCGCTGTTCCACGCAAGCCACGGCAACCTCGGCGCCGCGTCGGTGATCGATGAGGATGCGTTCATTGCGGCGTATGAGGCATTCGCGGCGCAGACCGATATCGACGGCACCGCCATCGACGTCAGCCCGGAGTTCATCATCGTCCCGCCGGGCCAGCGCGCCGTTGAGGCCCGCAAGCTGCTGACCGCCACGACCCCGTCCACCACGGGTGACGTGAACACTTTCGCCAACCGCCTTCAGGTGGTGGAGGAGCGCCGGCTCATGCCCTCGGCCGGCAATCAGGCGCCCTGGTTCCTCGCGGCCAGCACCGGGCTGATCGACACCATCGAATACGCATATCTCGATGGGCAGCAGGGCGTCTTCACCGAGAGCCGGAACGGGTTCGAGGTGGACGGGTTCGAGATCAAGGCGCGCCTCGACTTCGCCGCCTCGGCCATCGACTGGCGCGGTCTCTACAAGAACGCGGGCGCGGCCCCTGTCTGATCCTCGATCATGATGCCCGGCCGTGATCGCGGCCCGGCGCCCCTTGAACCTCCATCCAGAGAGACCTCATGAAAAACTTCGTTGCGCGTGGTGACGCGATCACCATTACCGCCGGCGCTCACATCGCGTCGGGCGCGGGCGTCCTGATCGGCAGCCTCTTCGGCATCGCAGCCGGCACTATCGCCAACGGCGCCGAAGGCGTCATCAATCTCACCGGCGTCTACGATCTGCCGAAGGCCGCCAGCCAGGCATGGACGGTCGGTGCGAAGGTCTATTGGGACGCCACCGCGAAGAACTGCACCACAACCGCGACCAGCAACACGCTGATCGGCCTCGCCGTGCTCGCGGTCGGCGGCACCGCCGGCGAGACCATCGGCCGGGTGCGGCTGAACGGCACTGCGGCCTGACCGCCATGACCGCCTTTGCCGCCGCCATCGATCTGCTGTTCGCGGACCCGAACCTCGCGGTGGATGCAACATGGATGCAGGGCGGCGCGTCGCCCGGCTCCCCGATCCGCGCAATCCGCAAAGCGCCAGACGAAATCACCGACTTCGGCGGCGCGCGCATCTGGTCCGAGACCGTCCGCGTCGACGTGCGGGTGTCGGAGATCGCCGCGCCGCGGCCGGGCGACCGGATCGTGATAGGCGGCGAGACCTTCGAGCTGCAGGGCGAGCCCCGCCGCGACCGGGAACGCCTCGTCTGGACCCTTGGTCTGAGCCCGGCGTGAAACTGCGGGCGGAGTTCACCGACCTCGCCAGGCTGATGGCGGACGAGGTGAAGGCTGGCGAAAAGGCGGTGCATTTCGGGATCAGGGACGCGGGCGTCGCGCTCAAGACCGTCTGGCGCGGCCAGGTCACCGGCGCGGGTCTCGGCCAGCGCCTCGCGCGCACGATCCGTTCCGAGACCTGGCCGAAGCACAAGCACAGCATGAACGCGGCCTCGATGGTCTGGACGCGCGCGCCGGTGATCGTCAGCGCCCATGACACTGGGCCGCTGATCCGGTCCCGCGATGGCTTCTGGCTGGCGATCCCGTCTGAGGCCGCCGGCAAGAGCCGCACGGGGAAGCGCCCAACGCCGGGCGAATGGGAGCGCCGCACCGGAATGCGGCTGCGGTTCGTCTATCGCCCGAACGGCCCGAGCCTACTGATCGCCGAGGGCCGCATCGCCAAGGGCGGCCGCGCCGTCGCGTCGCGGTCCAGGACTGGACGCGGCCTGACGTCGATCCCGATCTTCCTGCTCGTGCCGCAGGTCAAGCTGCGCAAGCGGCTCGACCTCGAGAAACCCGCGCAGGCGGCGCTAGCGGCGCTGCCCGCCGCCATCCTGCGCAAATGGAGCGACATGCCATGACCACCCGGCGAGAACAGGTGCTGTCCGCTCTTCACGCCCGGCTCCAGGGCATACCGGGCGGCTTCGCGGTGCTGCGCAACGCCTCGCTGCCCGAGAAAATTCCCGCGGCCGGCCTGCTGATCCTGCGCGACGGCACCCCGGGCGAGCCCTGGGTGACCCTGTCGCCGCTCCGATACCATTACGAGCACCGCGCCGAGATCGAGGCCTTCGTCCGCGGCAACGGGCTTGACGGGGCATTCGACACGCTGACCTCGGCGGTCGGCACCGCGCTCGCCGCGGATCGAACGCTGGGCGGGCTGTGCGATTGGATTGAGCCCGAGGCGCCCGAGCCCGCCGACCTGCCCGTCGAGGGCGCCACCATGATCCGGGCGGCGGTGCTGATCGTCACCCTGCATTACACCAGCGCCGACCCGCTGGCTTGACCCCGAGAAAGGACACCCCATGGCACGCGCACAAGGCGCGCGGTCGCAGCTCGCGGCCGCGTTCGAGACCATCTATGGCACCGCGCCGCCCAGCGGATACACCCGCCTTCCCTTTGCGGCGTCGTCGCTCAGCGCCGAGCAGCCGCTGCTCGCGTCCGAGCTGCTGGGATACGGGCGCGATCCGCTGGCACCGGTCAAGGACGTGCTGAGCGCGGGTGGTGACCTGACGGTCCCCATCGACGCGGAGGCGTTCGCTTTCTGGCTGAAGGCCGCATTCGGCGACCCGACGACCACCGGCACCAGCCCCGGCCCCTATACGCACGAGTTCCGCTCGGGCGCATGGACCCTGAGCTCCATGGCGATCGAGACAGCACTGCCGGAAGTTCCGCGTTACGCCATGTATTCGGGGGTGATGCTGAACCAGCTGTCCTGGACGATGCAGCGATCCGGCCTCCTGACCGCGACCGCCAGCCTCGTCGCCCAAGGGGAGACGGTGGCAACGTCCACCCAGGTCGGCACACCGGCTGACCTCGATCTGCTGCGCTTCGGGCATTTCAACGGCTCGGTCGAGCGCAACGGGGTGGCGCTGGGCAACGTGGTGTCGGCGCAGATCAGCTATTCCAACAACCTCGACCTGATCGAGACGATCCGTGCCGACGGGCGGATCGAGGGCGCGGACCCGAGCATCGCGGCGCTGACCGGATCAATCGACGTTCGCTTTGCCGACATGACGCTGGTCACGCAGGCGATCAACGGCGCCGCCTGCGAGCTCGAGTTCGCCTATGCGCTGCCGACCGGCGAGGCGCTGACCGTCACCGCACATGCGGTCTATCTGCCGCGGCCCCGGATCGAGATCGCCGGCCCGCAGGGCGTGCAGGCCAGCTTCGACTGGCAGGCCGCACGCGATCCCGTCACCGGCCGCATGGCGACCGTCACCCTCATCAACCATATCGCGAGTTACTGATCCATGATCCATCTCAATCTCTCGGCCAGCGCGCGCTGGATCGATCTGGCACCGGGCCTGCGGCTGCATGTCCTCCCCGTCACCACTGCTGTCATGGCCTCGGCCCGCGCCGACAGCGCCATGGACGATCTCTCCCCGGACGCGCCGCGCGAGGTGTTGGCTGTCGCCATGGCCAAGGCCGTCGCGCGGCAGGTGGTGATCGATTGGGAGGGCGTCGGCGACGAGGACGGCACGCCGCTCGCGATCTCGCCCGAGGGCATCGACGCGCTGATTGATATCTGGCCGGTGTTCGAGGCGTTCCAGGAGCAATGCCTCGGGCCGCATCTGGTGCTGGATGCGGAAAAAAACGGCTCCGCGCCCTCGCCGAATGGCACTTCGGCGGGGGCGACCGATACTGCGAAGCCTGCGCGGGGCCGTGCCCGGACTGCCCGGCAAAGCTGAACTACCCGCAAACACAGGAAGGCTCGCAGGTCTGGGACCTGGCCGGGCGGCTCGGCGGGCAACTGCGGGCCATCCCCGGCGCCGTCCTCGGCTGGGACATGACCGCCGCCCTCGCGCTCGCCAGCGCGCTGGGCATCGACGTGCTGGCCGTCGCCGAGCTGCTGCCGGTCATCGAGGCCGAGATGGTGCGCAAGACCAACGAAAAGATCGGGGAAGGCGCCGGGAATGGCTGAGAAGAAGGTGTCCGTCCGACTGGTTGCCGAGAACGGCCGGCAGGTCCGCGCCGAGCTGGAAGGTATCGGCCATGCCGGCGCGGCCTCGTTCAAGCGCATGTCAGCCGAGGTCGACACCGCCGGCGTCATGCTCAAGCGGCTGGCCGGGATCGCCGCCGGCGCATTCAGTGTCCGCCAGATCGTCCAGTACACTGACCAGTGGACGGACCTGCAATCGCGCGTCGATCTCGCCACCGGCAGCCAGGAGAAGGGCGCGCTGGTCATGGAGCGCCTCACCCTGATGGCGCGGCGCACCTATTCAGAGCTCGGCCAGACGACGGAAAGCTGGCTGGCCAACGCCACCGCTCTGCGCGAACTCGGGATGTCGACGCAGGAGAGCCTCGATTTTACCGAGGCGCTGAACAACGCCATGGTGGTGTCGGGCGCCAAGGCCGACCGCGCCGCCTCGGTCCAGAACGCGCTGTCGAAGGCCATGGCGCTGGGGAAACTGTCGGGTGACAACCTCAACACCGTGATCCAGACCGGCGGTCGGGTGGCCGAGCTGCTGGCGAAAGAGCTGGGTACCACGGTCTCCGGCCTTCGGCAGATGGGCCAGCAGGGGAAGATCACCGGCGATGTGCTCCGGACGGCGCTGATCGGCAACCTCGAGCTGCTGCGCGATGAGGCCGACTCAATGCCGGCCACGATCGGCGACGCCTTCGTGCTGATCAACAATGCGGCGCTGCAGCTGGTCGGCGCTTGGGACAAGCTGCTGGGCGCGTCCTCGGGTGTGGCCACTGCGCTGATCTTCGTCGCCGACAATCTCGAGCGCTTCGCGGCCTATGCGATGGCTTTCGCCGGGTTCATGGCCGGGCGCTGGGTCGCAGCCTTCATCGCCGCCCGCGTCGCCACCTTCAGCCTGGCGGGGGCTCTGACGGTGCTGAAAGGCGCCCTGATCCGCACCGGGATCGGGGCGCTGATCGTGGCCGCGGGCGAGCTGATCTACTGGTTCGGCAAGCTGGTAAAGGGGGCCGGCGGGATCGGAGAAGCATTTCGCCTGCTGGGTGCGCTCGCCTATGAGGTCGGCCAGCGGATCGGGGACGCATTCACTGCAGCCTTCGCGCTGATGGCGGCGGGCTGGGAAGGTTATCGCGCCCTCGTGTTCACGGTCCTCGACGCCCTCGTGACGGGCACCGTCACTGCCGTGGATCGCTATGTGGCGGTCTGGCAGGGCGGGTTCGACGCGATCAAAGCGATCTGGAGCCTGCTTCCGGCGGCCATCGGCGACATGGCATTTCAGGCGGCGAATGCGCTGATCGCCGGCGTCGAGGCGATGCTGAACGGGGTCGTCACCCGGATCAACCGCTTCATCGCCGGGATCAACAGCGCGCTCTCGATGCTGCCGGAATGGGCCGTGGGCGAAGGCGGTGTCCAGATCGGCGAGCTGGCCGAGGTCAGTCTCGGTCGCATCGCAAACCAGTTCGAAGGCGCGGCCGAGGCCGCCGGCTCTGCCGCCGCCGACGCCTTCGCTGCGGCATGGGAACGGACCTATGTCGAGCCCCCGGACCTGTTCGGGGATCTGGCCGACGAGGCAGCATCCGCTGCGAAGGAGCACCTCGAACACGCGAAGGCGATGGGCGAGGCCGCTGTCGCGCCTCTCGACAGCTGGCGGGCGCTGCAGGAGGCGGTGACCCGCACCGGCGAGGAGGGCAGCGATGCGCTGAACGATGCCTCCGGCGCGGCGTCCGGGGTCGGGGATGCGCTCGACAAGGCTGGCGGTGCAGCCGGCCGCGCCGGTGCCGCGGGCAAGCAGGCCGGCGAGGACACGAAGAAAGGGGCCGAGGATGCCAAGCGGGGCTGGGAGGCGGTGGCGGCATCGCTCGCCGATTATGCCGAGAAGGCGAAGAACCTCGGCCAGGGCATCGGCGATGCGATCGTCAGCGCGTTCCAGAGCGCCGAGAACATGATCGGAGATTTCGTGAAGACCGGGAAGGCCAGCATCCGCGACTTCGTGACCTCGGTGATCGCCGACTTCGCCAAAATCGCCGCGCGGCGCTTCATCCTCGGCCCCCTGGCCGGCGCGCTCGGCAACCCGCTGAGTGGCAGCAGGTTCATGGCGAACGTCATGCACAGCGGCGGCGTGGTCGGCACAGGCGGGACGCAGCGCATGGTCCCGGCGCTGGCATTCGCCGGCGCACCGCGCATGCACAATGGCGGCTGGGCCGGCCTGCGCTCGGACGAGGTGCCCGCGATCCTGCAGCGCGGCGAGCGGGTGCTGTCCCGACGCGAGGCCGCCGGTTACGGCACTTCGGTTACCGTCAACATCACCGCGCGCGATGCTGAGTCCTTCCGGCAATCCCGCGCCCAGATCGGCGTCGATATCGCCCGCGCCGTCGCCATGGGCAGGAGAGGCATGTGATGGCGTTTCACGAGATCAGGTTCCCTGACAACATCAGCCGCGGCGCGCGTGGCGGCCCGGAGCGGCGCACCCAGATCGTGGGCCTGGCCTCGGGCGACGAGGAACGCAACGCCTCATGGGCAAACAGCCGCCGCCGTTATGACGTCTCCTACGGCATCCGCCGCGCTGATGATCTCGATGCAGTGGTGCAGTTCTTCGAGGCCCGCAACGGGCGGCTGCACGGCTTCCGGTTCAAGGATTGGGGGGATTACAAGTCCTGTCGGCCGTCAGAGAGCCCGGCCGCCACCGACCAGTTGATCGGCACGGGCGACGGCGTCCAGACCGCGTTCCAGCTTGTGAAGCGATACACGTCCGGGGCGCAGACATGGGTTCGTTCGATTACCAAGCCGGTGGCGGGCACGATCAGGATCGCGCTGGGCGACACCCCACAGCCCTCGGGCTGGACGATCGATCCGGCAACCGGCGTCGTCACCATTGCCGCCGCACCCGGCAGCGGTGTGACCGTCCGCGCGGGCTTCGAATTCGACGTTCCGGTGCGGTTTGATTCAGACACGCTCGACGTGACCCTCGATATCGAGCGGCTCGGCTCGATCACCTCCATTCCGCTGCTGGAGATCCGCCGATGAAGGCCATCGATCCCGTCCTGCAGGCCCATCTGGATGATGGGACCACTACCCTCTCGTGGTGCTGGAAGATCACCCGCGCCGATGGCGAGGTTCTCGGCTTCACTGATCATGACCGGGTTCTCTCCTTCGACGGCACCGATTGCGAGCCGGAAAGCGGGCTGTCGGCATCGGAGATCAGATCCGGTTCCGATCTGGCGGTCGACTCGCAGGATGCCCAAGGCGCGCTGACCTCGGACCGGATCACCGAGACCGATATCCTCGACGGACGTTGGGACAATGCGCTGGTCGAGGTCTGGCGCGTGAACTGGCAGGTCCCTGGCCAGCGGGTGCTGCTGCGGCGGGGCTCGATCGGCGAGTTGCGGCGCGGGCGCTTGGCCTTCGTGGCCGAGGTCCGCAGCATGGCGCATGTGCTGGGCCAGACCGTGGGGCGGGTCTATCAGGGCACCTGCGACGCGGCGCTGGGCGACGAGCGATGCCGCCTCAATCTGAGCGACCCCGCCTATACCGGCACCGGCGCGGTGGTCGATCCCATCCACGACCGGGCCTTCACGGCTTCGGGCATCAGTGGCTTCGCCAGCGGCTGGTTCGCCTTCGGCTATCTGGAATGGGCCTCGGGGCCGAACTCCGGGCGCTCCGCAGAGGTGATGATGCACGAGTTGGCCTCCGGCGTCGTCACGATTACCCTGCTGGAAGCGCCGGTGCGCCCCGTCGCGGGCGGCCACGCCTTCAACATCCGCGCGGGCTGCGACAAGCGCGCCGAGACCTGCACCGCAAAGTTCGCCAACATCGTCAACTTCAGGGGCTTCCCGCACATTCCGGGGCAGGACACGGTGATCCGCTATGCGACCGCCGATGGCGGGCACGAGGGGGCCGTCCTGTGAGGCCCGCCGACGCAAACAGGGTGATCGCCGCCGCGCGCGGCTGGCTGGGCACCCCGTACCATGATCAGGCCAGCGTGAAGGGCGTGGGCTGCGACTGCCTCGGGCTGGCGCGCGGCATCTGGCGCGAGGTGGTCGGGACCGAGACGCTGCCGGTGCCGCCCTACAGCTGCGATTGGGGCGAAACCGGCAGCAGCGAGGTTCTGGCCGACAGCGCCGCCCGGGTGATGATCCGCATCGACCCAACTGATGCCGGGCCCGGCGCGGTGGTGCTCTTTCGCATACGGACCGCAGCCATCGTCAAGCATGTCGGGGTCATGACCGGGGCTGACAGCTTCATCCACAGCTATGAGCGGCTCGGCGTGATCGAGGAGCCGCTGACCACCGCATGGCGGCGGCGCATCGCATTCGCCTTCCTGTTCCCGCACCCGCGCAAGAGGAAGACCTGACCCATGGCCACAATCGTTCTCGGCGCCGTTGGCTCTGCCATCGGCGGCTCGATGATCAGCGGCACCGTCCTCGGCCTGACCGGTGCGGCCATCGGCGGCATGATCGGATCGACCGTGGGCTCGATGGTCGACAGCTGGATCGTGTCCTCGATGATGCCGGGCCAGCGCATCGAGGGCGCGCGCATGGACAGCCTGCGCGTGACGTCAGCCACCGAGGGCGTGGTGATCCCGCAACTCTATGGGCGCATGCGGCTCGGCGGCAACATCATCTGGGCAACCGATTTCCGTGAGGAAACCAACACCACCCGCCAGGGCGGCGGCAAAGGCGGTGGCCCGAAGGTCACCACCAAGGAATACCTTTACTATGCCAGCTTCGCTGTCGCGCTCTGCGAGGGGCCGATCACCGGCATCGGGCGCATCTGGGCAGACGGCGAGGTTGTGGACCTCAGCGATGTGACGTGGCGGTGGTATTCGGGCGACGAGTCGCAGGTGCCGGATCCTTTCATCACGGCGAAGATGGGCGGGGGCAATACACCCGCCTATCGCGGCACCGCTTATGTGATGTTCGAGGAGCTGCCGCTCTCGCGCTTCGGCAACCGCCTGCCGCAGCTTTCCTTCGAGGTGGTCCGTCCTCTGGCGGATGCGGACACCGCCGAGGGGCTGGTCCCCGCCGTGACCATCATCCCGGCCTCGGGCGAATTCGCCTATTCGACCCAGATCGTGCGCAAGAACGCGGGCGGCGACAGCAGCGCCGAGAATGTCAATGCGATGGCCGAGATCGCGGACATGGTGGTGTCGCTCGACCGGCTGGAAGCCATGGTGCCGAAGGTCGAGAGCGCCTCGCTGGTGGTGTCATGGTTCGGTGACGATCTGCGCGCCGGGAACTGCACGATCCGGCCGAAGGTGGAAATGGCCGCAAAGCGCACCAACCCCGAATGGATGGTGAATGGCGTAACCCGCGCTGCAGCGCAGGTGGTCAGCTACAAGGACGGCAAGCCGGTCTATGGGGGAACGCCCGCGGATTTCTCGGTCATCCAGGCCATTCGTGAGTTGAAGGCCCGCGGGCTGCGCGTGACCTTCTATCCGTTCCTGATGATGGATGTTCCAGAGGGCAATATCCGTCCGGATCCCTGGAGCGACAACGCCGCGAGCATCGGCCAACCGGTGCTGCCCTGGCGCGGGCGGATCACCTGCTCGCCCGCGGCTGGTTTTGCCGGAACCGTCGACAAGACGAGCACCGCTGCCGCGCAGGTCGCATCCTTCTTCGGCAATGCCCAACCCTCCAACTTCTCGGTCAGCGCCGACCGCGTGACATGGACCGGCCCGGCCGGGGAATGGGGCTTCCGGCGCATGATCCTGCATTACGCCCATCTCTGCGCAGCGGCGGGCGGGGTGGACGCCTTCCTGATCGGATCGGAAATGCGCGGCCTGACCCAGATCAGGTCCGGTCCCACCACCTATCCGGTTGTGCAGCAATTGCGCGATCTGGCCGCAGCCGTGCGGTCGATCCTCGGGCCTGCTACGCGCATCAGCTATGCCGCCGACTGGTCGGAGTATTTCGGCCACCATCCGCAGGATGGATCGGGCGACGTGTTCTTCCACCTCGACCCGCTCTGGGCGGATGCGAACATCGATTTCGTCGGCATCGACAATTACATGCCGCTCAGCGACTGGCGCGACGGATGGGACCATGCCGATGCGCAGCTCTGGCCCTCGATCCATAATCGCGCTTACCTGCAATCGAACATCGCCGGCGGTGAAGGATTCGACTGGTTCTATGCCAGCGAGGCCGACCGGATCAGCCAGACGCGGACGCCGATCACGGATGGCTTGGGCAAGCCCTGGGTGTTCCGGTTCAAGGATATTCGCGCCTGGTGGTCGAACCCGCATCACAACCGCCTCGGCGGGGTAGAGAGCGCGGCGCCGACCCCATGGGTGCCGCAGTCAAAACCGATCCGGTTCACCGAACTTGGCTGCCCGGCGGTGGATCGCGGCACCAACCAGCCCAATGTGTTCTACGATCCGAAGTCGTCGGAGAGCTTCTTTCCGCATTTCTCGCGCGGCTGGCGCGACGACGCCATCCAGCGGGCCTATCTGGAAGCCACCTACCTGTTCTGGCGCGACCCGGCGAACAACCCGGCCTCGACCGGATATGCCGGGCGGATGGTCAATGTTGCGGAATGCGCCGCCTGGACCTGGGATGCGCGGCCCTATCCGTTCTTCCCCGAACTGTCAGATGTCTGGGCCGACGGGGAAAACTGGCGGCTCGGGCATTGGCTGACCGGCCGGCTGGGCGCGGTATCGCTGGCGGCGCTGGTTCGCCACCTCTGCCTGCGCGCCGGGCTGCCGGAACCTTGGGTGGACGTCTCTGGCCTGACCGGCGCGGTGGACGGCTATGTGATCTCGGCGTTGGAATCGCCCCGCACCTCGATCACCATGTTGGCCCGGCATTTCGGCTTCAATGCGGTCGAAAGCGAGGGCCGGATCAAGTTCGTGATGCGCGGCAGCAAGCCGGTGGCGGTGATCGGCCCCGATGCCATGGTGTCAGTCGGCTCCGGCGATGTGATGGACCTCACGCGCGGGCAGGAGACCGAACTGCCGCAGGCGCTGAAATGGCAGGTCGCGCGCGCCGACGAGGATTATGACGGTATCACCGTCGAATCCCGCCGCATCACGGTGGATGCCAGCCGGGTTTCATCGGACAGTTTTCCCATGGCAGTGCCGCCCGAGGAAGCGGACCGGCGCTGCCGCCGCGCGCTGATGGAGGCATGGGTGGGCCGCGCGACCGGATCATTCCGGCTCCCGCCGTCCATGCTGGCGCTGGACCCCGCCGACGTGATTTTGCTCGACCATGATGGTCGGCTGGCCGAAATGCGAATCCTCTCGGCTTCCGATGGCGATGCCCGTGGCATCGAGGCAATCCGGCAGGATCGCATGGCCTATGACCTGCCGCCCGGCAGCCCGCGCGCGGCGCATCTCGCACGGCCGGTCGTGTTCGGCGCGCCGCTGGTGAAGTTCATGGACCTGCCGCAACTGCGCGAGGATCACAGCCCGCACCAGCCCCTGATCGCGGCCCATGCGCGGCCGTGGCCGGGTGAGATGGCCGTCTATCGCAGTCCCGCGGATGCGGGATTCGAATCGCTGACCATGTTAAGCGCCCGGGCGCGCATAGGTGCACTGGTCGCGGACCTCTACGCCGGCCCGACCTCCCGCTTTGACCATGGCAATTCCGTCTATCTGGAACTGCTGACCGGGACGCTGGAAAGCGTGACAGACCTGCGCCTGTTTACCGGCGAGAACGCCGTTGCCGTAGAACAGCCCGGCGGAGCCTGGGAGATCCTGCAATTCGGCGCGGCCGAACTGCTCGCCCCCGGCCGCTATCGCCTGACGCGGCTGCTCCGCGGCCAGCGCGGCACCGATGCCGACATGGCCGCCATGGTGCCTGCGGGCGCACAGGTGGTGCTGCTGGACGCGGCGGTGGCCTCGCTGCCGGTCAATGAGGCCGATCTCGGCCTGCCGTGGAACTGGCGGATCGGCCCGGCCAGCCGGCCGGTCAGTGACGACAGTTATGCTGCCCTGACTTTCACCCCGACCGCCACGGGCCTGCGGCCGTTCTCACCCGTGCATGTCGAGCAGCCGTGGCGGTGGGCGCGCAGCCCCGGCGATCTGACGATCCGCTGGGTGCGCCGCGACCGATCACTCGCCGCCGATAACTGGAACGCGGTCGAAATCCCCATGTCAGAGCCCGCCGAGGCGTGGCAGGTCGATATCCTCGATGGGTCGACTGTCAAGCGATCCTTGACCGCAGCGACCACTTGCGCCGTCTACACCGGCGCGCAGCAGATCGCCGATTGGGGTGCGCCGCTCGGGCCGGGGGCATCCCTCGATATCCGTATTGCCCAGATCGGGCAGGCGCTCGGCGCCGGTGCGGCACCCGTTACCACCCTCTGGTTCTAAGCAGGAGATTTCTCGATGTCCGAGATAACAGCGCATCTCGCGCTGCCTTTCATCATGGCCGCACAGGCTCAGAAACACGTCACCCATAACGAGGCGCTGCGGCTGCTCGACGGCATCGTCCAGCTTGCGGTATTGGATCGGGATCTGACGACACCGCCCGCCAGTCCGGCCGAGGGTGCTCGCTATATCCCCGCACCCGGTGCGACCGGGGCATGGGCAGGCTGGGACAGCAGCATCGCCTACTGGATCGATGGCGCATGGATGCGGATCATGCCCGCGCCCGGCTGGCTCGCCTGGATCGAGGCCGAGGCGCAGCTGGTGGTCTGGACTGGCAGCGTCTGGCTTCCGGTGGTCGATGCCATGGGCTTCATTGCGCAGGCCGCCGCCGTCGCCGTGGCGCGGGAAGCGAACGGCGCCACCACCGGCATAGCGGTTCTGGAGGAAACCCTGACCGGGCTTACCGGCGCCTCGGTCGACAGCAGCATCGCCATCCCCGACCGCGCTATCGTGCTGGGCGTCTCCGTGCGAACCGTCACCGCCGTGCTGGGCGCTAGTTCCTATGATTGCGGTATTGCCGGTGAGCCGTCGAAATTCGGTGGCAGCCTCGGTGTGGCCGCGGGCAGCAGCAATATCGGCGTCATCGGCCCCACCGCCTTCTATGCCGACACCCCCGTGCGCCTGACCGCCAATGGCGGCGCTTTCACCGGTGGCGCGGTGCGCATCGCCATCCATTATCTGAGCTGCGGAGCACCAGCCTGATGGACACGATCCGCGAATGGTGGGGTGCGATCATGGCGGCAACCGGGCTGGGCGTCTGGCTGATCCGGCTCGAGGGCGCCAGCAAGAGCGCGCTGCGCGAGGTCGAGCGGCTGGAAAAGCAGCTCGACGCCGACCGCAAGGCCATCTCCGAGACCCGCCGCGAACAGAACGAGATGCTGCGCGAGATGCGCGCCGACATCAAACGCCTGCTGGAGCGCAGCAGCAGTCGCCGCGATTGCTGAGGTCGCGTGCGGGCCGCACTGGTGATGCCTGGCAGAGCTTGGTGTTGGAATTCCACCTGCGATGGAGATCGACTCTCATCGTGCCTTGGCCGAGATCGATTCAGCCGGTGAGCCACCTGATCATCCGAAGAATTACGGCACCAAGAACGCCAATCCACAGCACCAAGCCGGTGACGGCGACAAGGAACTGGATCCGGTTTTCGAGGCAGGTCGGTTGGCCCCATCCTCGCTCCACATCGACCCCGCAATCGGACTTCTCATAACCGCTGGCCATATGTCCTCCTTGCACGTGTCGTAAGCCGGGCGCTCCAGGCTCGCATTGTCACGCCCTTAACATTCGCAGCACCAACAACCATGACAGCTGAAGCCTTAAATCTTTATTAATTACTGTAACCAAAATGCGCCTCAGCTGCCTCAAAGGATCACCTCCTCCCGCCACCGTGCGGGATTTTTCATTTGGAGAGACCCATGACCTATTACCAGCATTGGAAGAATGTCCCCGAGCGTCTGTGGCGATGGCCCGACTTCTCACCAGCCGAGATTGCCTGCCGGGGTACCGGTAAGCTACTCGTCAACGAGGACGCACTCGACAAATTGCAGGCACTGCGCCGCGCGCTGGGGCGGCCGATAATCATCAATTCCGGATATCGCAGCCCAGAACACAACAAGCGTGTTGGTGGTGCGGCGAAATCGATGCATCTTGAGGGGCGGGCGTTTGACATTTCCATGGCCAATCATGATCCGGGCGAGTTTATAAGGGCAGCACGCGCGGCAGGCTTCACAGGTACTGGCACCTATCCGCGCTCGAACTTCGTCCATGTCGACACCGGCTCGCCGCGCGGCTGGGGCGAGCCCTTTCCCTCCCGCCCCTCCCGCTTCGCCATCGACACGATCCCGGCCCCTGACCGCCTGAGCGAAGACAAGGCTCTGCGTGCGGCCGGCATCGCCGGTGTCGGCACCGTTGCTGCAACCGGCACGGAGCTGGCTCAACAGGCGCTGGCCGAGACCCAAGAGGCACTGGCACCGCTGCTGCCATGGATTTCCAACGCCCGCTGGCTGTTCATGACCCTGGCGATGGCAGGGGTGGCATTGGTGGTCTGGACGCGCATCCAGGACTGGCAGCGAGGTCGCCCGTGATCGCGGTACTTACGGCTGCGTTGGGTAACCTCTGGCGGCGCGCCCTCCCTTGGCTCGCGCCCGCCGCCGCGATCCTTCTCTTCTCCATTGGCGCCCGACGCAGCGGCGAGAGCGCGGGCCGAGCTGCCGAGCGCCTGAACAACCTCGAAAGGACCAACGATGCGCGTCAAAGGATGCTGGACGCCGGTGCCGATCGCCCTCGCAATCGCGATGATCTTGCTGACCGGTTGCGCCGCGGAGATTTCTGACCACGCCGCCTGCCCGCCAATCGCTCCCTATTCGGCAGAGGCACAGGCACGCGCGGCGTGGGAGCTCGACGCCCTGCCAGCCGGAACGGTCATCGAGGGGATGCTGGTCGACTATCACGTCCTGCGGCGGCAGGCGGCAGCGTGCACGGGATGACCGGATCGGGCAGAATTTACATGGGACGCACTAAGCGGCTTGACCGCAGCTCCACGCCCGGCGGGATTTAGGAATTCACGCCTCAGATAAGCCGCAGAAATCCGCTGCGCACCAATGATCGCGCGAAGGTCCCCGGGCAGTCCCGCGGGGGAATGGGCAGAGTTGCCCACGGCAGCCCTTGCTTTGCAGCCAGCTGGCTCTTGGTCACAATGGGCGGAAAGCGGTCTGGCGGCGATGCAGCACCGCATTAACAGCGAACCTCAGAAAGCGGGAATCGGTGCGCGGCGCAGCGAGCCACCGTGGTCGTGGGCTCATTGGGACCTGATCGCGCCGAATCTACCTGTTCTTCAACATGTTCCTCGGAGCCCATCGCGGACACTCGGGAGATGCACATTAGATGCCTCGCCGCGGCAGGTCAGACAACCGCAACCATGCTGGCAGCTCGGGAAGGTGATCCCTGTGGTTACCCCCCTTGGTTTAACTTACCATAGACATTATTAACTTTCGTGCACACAATCGTTGGGCATAGTGCCGAGATCTTGAACCGACGCTGAAGGAGTGCGCTGCGTGCCGATTGTCTTATCTTCGATTAACCTGAAAGGCGGCGTCGGGAAAACGACGATCGCTGTAAACTATGCCGCATACTGTGGAAATAAAGGTCGAAAAGTTCTTTTGTGCGACCTGGACCCGCAAGCCAATGCCAGCTTTGGCATGATCGGGGTGGAGGGGTGGGAGTCCCATGTTGCAAAAAAAGGAACAGTAGCTGATCTGTTGGGGGCTAGGCGACACAAGAACGCGCAAGGTGTAGCGCGAGGTTTCAATGATGTCGTGATTAAAAACGCATGGAACAATGTGGACCTAATCCCTTCTCATCTTGACTTGTTTACCGTCGACCTCGACCTAGCCGGCATTACCGCTCGCGAATTTCAGCTAAAGAAGTCATTAAAGGACCACATCGAAGATTATGATATCGTTATATGCGATTGCCCACCAAACCTTACACTGCCAACGCAGAATGCGCTGGCAATCAGCACCAACTACACTGTGCCGGTTTCGCTTGACTATCTGTCAGTGCTTGGAATTGGGCTTCTCTTGAGCCGTATCAGCTCACTATCCGAGGATCTTGATGTTGACCTGACAAATTCTGGCATAATTATCTCAAGGGTTGGCAGGCCTGCAAAGCATCGCGCCGAAACTGAAAGTGTGGTTCGCGGCGAGTTTAATGGGGATGTTCTGTCTGGTAAAATAACTGATCGAACAGCAATAAGCGCCGCAATGGAAAAAGCACAGTCAATATATAGCAGCGGAGATCAGTCAGCGATTGCCGAGTTCAACCATATATTTTCTGAGCTTGATCAGAATTTGGGGATCAAATGA